GTCTTGAACCTGTTTCGCCCACGATTAAGAACGCGCCCCCGGACCCGCCCAAGCCGGTCTCACCTCCTCAGACTGCACCGCCGCGCGGCGCGTCCGGGGGCGATGTTTCCCCTTACCTGTTTATGGGAGTCGACCTTATGGACCTCGGCGATCCGCAATTCAGTTTCGGGGCCGTCCTGGTGACGGTCGTCACGGCCCTGGGTCTCGGCGCAGGCCTGCCCCCTGTGCTGCTGATGGCCCTGCGGACGGTGCTGTCTTGGCTCGGCGACGCGCTCTGGGCCAAGCTCAAGGACAAGGTCGGCCCGAACCCCAGCGTGATCCCCAACCCGCAGCCGAATGTCGGGCTGCCTCCGGCTGTGACCGCGGCCGTGGAAAACCGCGAGGCTCAGGCCTGGTCCGCAGCCGTCCGGCAATTCAAGGACAGTCACCCGAACCTCGCCGACGTGCTCGATAACCTGGAGCGGGCGAAGAACGGACTCCTTCGCTAGGCCAAGCGACCGACGTTGACCGAGGCCCTTTCCTTTTCTGCCCGAGACGCCATGGAACCCAAGGAAACCCAAGAGGATGAAACCGACTTGGCCGTCGAAGAACTGTGCGAGTATGAGCCTGGCCACGTCACGATCCTGATTAAGTGTCCTGAGTGTTTCGCGTGCGGCCTGGCTTTTCTGGCCGGCCTGGGCATGGGCTTGCTCCTGGCCTTGATCGTCTAGGGCAACCGTAACGGATACCCCTACCCCCCCCTAACGGGTCCTTCCGCAGGGGGCGGGGCCAACGCGGAGACTAATAGGCACGAATTTCGGGCGCTCGTCTGGGAAAACCGTGTTGCACCATCACCACCATCATGCCTGCTGACCACTCGGAGCGGCTCGCTGAACAGCTCAGCGTGCCCCAGGACTGCGTGCGGGGCTGGCTGACGGGCGGGATGCCCGCGTTCGAGCCCTGGAGCGTCGCGCGCTGGCTGGCCCGCCAGCTCGCCGGAGAGGCCCCTCCGCCGGCCCGCAAACTCCTGGGCGTGGTCAAGTCGATGGCCGCCGTCGCGCGGCATTTCGGCGTCAACGAACGCACCGTAAAAAACTGGCGAGCCCAACGGGGAATGCCAGGCGAAAACCAGTGCTGGGACCTCGACGAAATCGCGGCCTGGCGGGAGTCCGAGTTCGCTGAGGATACGAGCGCTGAGGCCCTCCAGGCCGAGCGTGCCGTGCTTCAGACCCGAAAATTGGAGGCGGACGTCGAACTCCGCGAATTGAAGCTCCGGCAAGCGCAGGGCCGCGTGCTGGAAGTCGACGAAGTCGCGGGGAGTCTCCTGCCCTACGTCCACACGATCCGGGCCCAGCTCTCGCAGTTGCCGGAGCGGCTGGCCGCGATCCAGGATCTGCCCGGCGACGAGTTTCGCAGTGCGGCCGAAAAACTCGTGACCACGATCCGGGTCAATCTCCAGGACGCCGCACGCGAGCTGCGGGCCTTGCCCGCGGTCCAGGCCGCGGAGGACGCCGACGCATGACCGTTTCCGGTTCCGGTCTCGACCACCTGGCCGGCGAGCTGGCCGCGGCCTGGGAGCCCCAGCCGCGCGTGCCCTTGCTCGCTTGGATCGAGCAGCATATCCGGCTGCCCGAATCGATCTCCGCGAATCCCGGAGCGATTCAGCTCACCGACGAGTTTGCGCACTGGCGTGAGATCCTGGAGTCCTGCGACGATCCCCTCTGCCGCGAGATCTCGATCATGGCTTCGGTCCAGCTCGGCAAGACCATCACGGCCCTGGTGGCCGTCTTGCTCGGCCAGGCCGCGACCAGCCCCAGTCCTGCGTTGTTCGCGGCTCCGGACGGCAACAGCCTGCACGAGCTCCGCGAGCGCATCTACGCGATCGCGGCCGAGTCGCTGGCGGTCAAGGATCTGATCCCGCCGGCCCATCGCCAGAACGACCACTGGTTGGATTTCAAGCACGCCCGGGTCTATCTCGGGCACAGCGGCAACAAGCAGAGCCTCAGCTCCAAGAGCTGCCGGCGCGTGTACCTCACGGAAGTGGATCGCTACGACGCGCGGAAATCGAACGAGGGGGACTCGGTCGACCTGGCCCGCGCGCGAACCTCCGCGTTCGCGGACTGGCTGCTGATCCAGGAGTCCACGCCCACGCTCGACGGCGAGTCGCGGATCCAGGCCGCTTACGAGGCCAGCGATCGCCGCACGTTCCACGTCCCCTGCCCGCGTTGCGGCTGGTACCAAGCGCTCTTGTTCTTCCCGCACAAGTCGGGGCCGTTCCTGGGCCGGGGCGGGATCCAGGGCCTGCGCGACACCCGGGGGAACTACCGGACCCCCGAGCAAGCCCGGGACGCCGCCTGGCTCCAGTGTGAACAGTGTGGCGGGCGGATCGAGGACCACGAGCGAGCGGCCATGCAGGCCGCCGGCGTGTGGTGTCCCCGCGGCCAAGCGGTCCAGGACGGGCGGCTCGTGGGCACGCCGGAGCGCGGGGCCCGGCATCGCGGTTACTGGCTGTGGTCGATCTTCGCTCCGGCCAAAGTCAAGCCGATCGCGGAGCTGGGGGCCGGCTACTGCGCGGCGAAAGCGGCCGGGCTCAAGGCCCTGCAAAGCTACACGAACAACACCCTGGCCCTGGCCTGGGTCGACCGGCCCGAAGAGCGGGACTGGGAGCAGACCCGCGAACGGCTGACGGTCCCCACGCTGCCGCGCCGCCGCGTTTGTTCCGAGGCGATCTTCCTGACGGCCGGCGTGGACGTCCAGGACGTGCTCCTCTACTGGGTCGTGCGGGCCTGGGGCGTGGCCGGCGGCAAGCCCCGCTCCTGGCTGGTCGATCACGGCAAGATCGAGTGCGACCTCAACCCCTATCAGGAGCCGATCCTGGACTCCGACCTGGCCAAGCTCGACGGCGTACTCCTCACGCCGGGCTGGGCCACGACGGACGGCCGGGCCCTGGGCGTGCAGCTCCTGGCGATCGACAGCGGCGGCCACCGCACGGGCCAGGTCTACGCCTGGCAGCGGGCGCACTCCGCTCGGGCCCGCGCGATCAAGGGGGACGCCAAGGTCGCCGCACTCTGGGAACTCTCGGTGCTCGACCGCTCCGGCCGGGACGGCAAGCCGATCCCTGGGAGCCAAGAACTCTGGCGGCTGAATGTGAGCCACTGGAAGGACGAGATCCGCGCGGCCTGGCGATTGCCGCTCGCGGACCCCGGCGCGTGGTGCCTGTGCGCCGGCGTGGACGAAGAATATCTCAAGCAAATCACGAACGAAATTCCGCACCCGGAACAGCGGCCGGACGGCGTGGTCTTCGTCTGGACGGCCACGCATCCGGGCTGGGGCGTCGACTACTGGGACGCCGAGGTCTACGCCCGGGCCGCGGCCGAAATGGTGGTCGGGCCCCATGCCTGGCACGCCCTGCGACCGCAGTCGCAGTCGCAGTCGCCGGGCTCGTGCGAGCCCAGCGAAGTCCCGCGCGAGCGGCCGGCCCCGCGCGAGCCCAGCGAAGCCGGCCCGGTCGAACAGGCCGGCCCCTACTCCTACCTGCCGGCCCACATTCAAGCTCGACTGCGGCGGGCGGCCGGCCGCCCGCCAGCGCCCGCCCGGCCCGGTCCCTGGACCGATCGTCCCCCCGGACCCTGGACCTCTTGAGCCGTTTCCCCTTCTCGCGATTCCCCGGAGTCTTTTCCGATGTCGAAACATCCTCACGTGCCGCAACGACCCGCTCCGGCTCCGGCTCGGCAGGCCCCGGTCTCGCCGCCGGCGACGACCGGCCAGCCCGTCCAGCCGAGCAGCGACAAACCCACGCGGCAAGGCCCCGCGCCGGCCTGCCCGCGCTGCGGGGAGCCGATGAAATCCGCGAGCACGTCGGCGACCGCGACCTACTACAAGTGCCCGAAGTGCGGCGAGACGGAGAAGCGGCTCCGGCCCGACTTGCTGGCCGCGTTCAATCGGCACGAGCAGCGTCCGGCTCCGCCGGCAGCGGCTGGACCGTAAGCCGCAACTCGAACCCCAGTGCGCGGGCCAGGCCGTCCAGAGATTCGGGCTTGAGACTGAGGTTTTTCCCGGCGACGAAGTCGTGCAGCCGCGGCTGCGCGACCCCCGCCGCATGCGCGAGCTGCGTCAGCGACCGCTCGACCCCGTCCCGCTGGGCTAGCTGGCGGAGGATCTCGCACACCACGGCCAGGCCTGGCGCGATCCCGGCCGGCAACTCCGCGGGCCAGGGGTTTTTCTTCGACTTCTTCTTGGGCACGAGGCTTCCTCGCTCTTTTCGGACAACTGGGGCCACGTCGCGCGCGCCTCGAAAATACGCGACCGGATCGCCCTGTCAATACGGTCGCGTATCAAGCCAGACTCGCGCTCCTCGGTCTCGCGCTGAGCAAGGCCCCGGGAACCGCTCCCGGGGCTCGCGTCGCGTCGTGTTAGATTTCGATTCCGGCCCGCTGGCACTCCCATTTCGCGGCCCGGATGGCTTGGTTCAGTTCCCCGAAGGCCCGCTCTCTCGTCGTCCCCCAGGGCATCACTCGCGAGCGGTCCAGGTGATAGTGATTGAGCAGGGCCCGCCCGACCTTGACCGCCAGGCTCCAACGCTTGCGGGCCGCGGCCAGGATCAGGATCGTGTAGTAGCACTTGGCTCGGGATTCGGTCAGCATGGTTTCGCTCCTTGGTTTGGGTTCCTCGTTTCCTCGCTCCGATGGTTGGATTATACGCCAGCGTATGAGCCTGTCAATACGCTATCGTATAATTTTCTGCGAAAAATTCCGGGCCCATTTGTAAACAACATCGCTCGGGTTTCGTGCGCGCTCCGGTAGAGTGCTGGCTTCGCGACCCCTGCACGCTGATCCCTCTCGCGCCGACTAAAGTCCCTCCCGCACCTCCGAGGGCCGCATGTGAACCCGCAAGAACACCTGACCTTGATCGAGGCCGTCATCCGGCGACGGCTCCAAGGCGATGCGTTCGAGACCTGGACCGAAGCCGAGCAGAATTTCGGCGGGACGAGCCTGAAGGATCTCTACCTGATCCGCGGCCAGCTCCTGGCCGAAGTCGCCGCCGGCCGCGGGGGCCCGATGTTCTCCCTGGCCCGCCCCACGGGTTGCTAGTCAAATCTGCGGCCCGCACCTCACGACCACACCTCACGACCACCCTTCGCTGATCCCTTCCGCGACTACGAAAACATGCCGACGATCCCGGCCAACCCTGACGCCGCCGATTTTTTGGCGGCGCTCGCGCAGGAACATCGCAGCCAGGCCTCCCTGGCCGCGCGTTCGGCCGCGGTCCGCGCGCGGCCGGGCCTGGAGCAGATCCGGCAGGCGATCGCGGACCAGCTCCGTGGCAGCCAGGGGATCTCGGCCGCCTACCGCGGCGGCGAAGTCAACCGAATGAATGCCTGGTGGCAGCCGGCCAGCTCGTCCGCCGATGGCCGCAACTCGAACCCGAGTCTCTTGCTCGCGCGCGCGCGGGACCTGGCCGACAACGACCCGCTGGCCGGCGCAGCGATCCAGCGCTTCGTCGAAAACACGGCCCCCATCGAAGTCGACGCGGCCGTCGAAAGCGACGATCCGGACGGACTCAACGATCCCTTCAACAGCGAGAGCGATCGTCTCTGGCGGGAGTGGAAAGAGCAGGCCGATTACTCCGGCGAAGAAACTTTCGACGAACTGCAGCAAGCGGCGATCCGCACGGTCGCGGCCAGCGGCGAAGCGATCCTCCTGGAGTGTGCGCTCCCGATCGGCGGACTGCGGCGCGTGCCGCTGTGCTATCAGCTCCTGGACGCGGACGCGATCGACGAGAGTTTCGACCGCGACCAGAGCGCGAACCAGAACGCGATCCGCCGCGGGATCGAGTTCGACCGCGCGGGCCGGCGCGTCGCTTACTACTTGCTGACCGAACAGACGGGCTACGACAGCCGCGGCGCGCGGTACCCAGCCGCCCGCGTGCAGCACCTCTTCCGCCGGCTCTGGCGGGGACAGACGCGGGGGGTCACCTGGCTCGCCCCCGTGATGATGTTTTTGAAGAACCTGAATTGGTACTTGGACAACGAGCTGACCGCGGCCGGGATTTGCTCGCTGTTCGCGGCCGTCATTGAAAGCGACTCCGCGGCCAACGGCGGCGGGATTGGTCTGCAATCCCCGGATGGCCAGACGCAGGACGTCAACGGCAATTACCTGACCGCCCTGGGCGCGGGGATCGTGGCCACCCTCCGCAAGGGCGAGACGATCAAGACCGTCGATCCGCAGCGGCCCGCGGCCAACGCCGCTCCCTGGATCGACCTGATGACCGGGCTGATCGCCAACGGGCTGGGCATGAGCCGCCTGGCCCTCACGAAAGACTGGAGCAAAACCAACTACTCGGGCGGCAAGGGGAACCAGCTCGACGACCGGCGGCTGTGGCGGCGACTGCAAGCGTGGTTCGGCAAGACCCCGCTGGCCGTCCGCCGCCGCTGGACGACCCAGATGTTCGCCTTCGATCAATTCACGACCGCGAGTTCCCGCGACTACTTTCGCGACCCGGCCCACTGGCTGGCCGGCGAGATCCTCCCCCCGGGCTGGGAATGGCTCGACATGGCCAAGGAGGTCGACGCGGACCTCCGCGCGATCGCGGGCAACCTCCTCAGTTACAAGGAGGTCTTTGCCCGGACCGGCCGCGACTACCGCCGGATCTGGCGGCAGAGCCACCGCGAACGACAACTCGCGACCACCCTGGGCTTCGAGTTTCCGACCAACCTGCCCAACGGCCCGGCCCCCCAGGGCCCGGCCCGGTCCACCGACGATCAAGCCCCGTCCAACGATCCAGAAAACTCGCCGGAAGAAGAGTAAGCCATGCGCTACAGCGCTCTCGCCGCGCAGCTCTACAACGCTCCCTGGCTCATTCTGCCCGAAAAATGGCAGGAGCTGGCGGAGGTCCTGGAGCTGCGCATGTCGGGCGGGCGGCAGACCGACGCCGAAACCGAGGCCCGCTTCCAGGAGTGGGCGGTCCGCGCGGGACGCGTCCGCGCGGAGAACGGACCGGAGCGCGGACCCTGGCTCCACGGACGGACGCAGGTCATTCCCATCGAAGGCACGATCACGAAAAAACCCTCCCTGTTTGCGCGATACTCCGGCGGCACGTCGACGGAAGAAGTCTCGCGTTGGTTTTCCGCCGCGCTCCGCAATCCCGAGGTCGATTCGATCGTGCTCGACGTCGACAGTCCGGGCGGTTCGGTCGACGGGGTCCAAGAGCTGAGCGATCAGATTTTTTCCGCCCGCGGGCAAAAGCCGATCGTGGCCGTGGCCAACGGTCTGGCCGCGAGCGCCGCCTATGACATTGCCAGCGCCGCCGACCAGGTCGTCGTCAGCCCCTCGGGAGCGGTCGGCTCGATCGGCGTCCTGATGATGCACCGCGATTTTTCCGTGGCCGAACAACGGGCCGGCGTGAAAACCAGCTTCATTTCGGCCGGCAAACATAAAGTCGACGGCCACCCCTACGAGCCCCTCTCGGAGCAGAGCCGGGCCACGCTCCAGGAGCTGGTCGACAGCTATTACCGCGCGTTCGTCGAGACCGTGGCCCGCAACCGGGGAGACAGCCCCGAGGCTGTCCGCACCGGCTACGGCGAGGGCAAAGTCCTCGTCGGCCAAGCGGCCGTGACCGCCAAACTCGCGGACCGCGTCGGCACCCTCGAACAAGTCCTGCAAGAGCGGCGGAGCGCGAGCGCGTCCGCCGGCCGGGCGTCTGCTCCCCCTCCTCAAATCCCTTCGGAAAACCCCGCCCCCTCCTCTCCCCCTCCCACTTCTGAGGAATTTTTCGTGAACCGCACGGAAC